CTTTTTCGGCTGACCCCATGAAGGTCGTGAAAGCAATCCGAGACTGATCCAACTGTTGGTTGAAATCAATCAGCGCACCTTTTGCGGCATTGAAAATAGATGGGATCACCATGCCAGCACCGATAGCCGCAAAGCCTTGGGTGAGGCGTGATCGCATCTTGCCAACAGCACCCTCAATGCTCTTGACGGTGTTGGTCAGTTCACTGAAACCAGCACCAGCGGTGCGTGCAGAAGCCGAAGCGGTTTGGGCGAAACGCTGGGCAGCGGCTTGCGCCTGACCCATGCCTGCCACATAGCCAGAAGCATCCGCTCCTAGTACCGCATCAACTCTGATTGCCATCTACTTCCTCGCTCTCGCCATCGCTTGTTCTCGTTCCCAAGCAGTTAGTTTGTCGTGAGCCGCCCAACCAATCATTTCGTCCGAACTCAACGGGCGATGATTCGGTGACCCCCACAACAATTCCTCAACTGTCCGACCGAGCCGTTCTGCGAGAACGAAGTAGTAGCGGTATTCAGAGTCTTCTAACTGTCTTTTCCCTCCGCATCAATCGCTTCAGCGTTCATGCCCGACATTTCCATAGCGACCTTGGCGACCTTTTCAACCGCCGAAGCCGACTTGTCTCCCAAGAGGGTCATGTCGCTGTGGTCAAACACTTTCGCACCGCTCTCAGGATCGTGCGCCGAGGCGATGATCAGGAGGGGGTACATCTTCTCCAGATCCACGTTGCCTGCGAGGTCGGTACACGCTTTGATCATGCGTGTGCGCTCCAACGCCGACAGGGTGCGGATCTCCAGATCCACATCCCATTCGGGGACATGAAGGGTACGGGTGGCGATATCGTTCGCCGCAAGGATTCGGTCACGCAAGGACACTATTCACCTCTATTTGTTGTTGTTGTTGATTACCAAGTGCCACGGGTGACGGCACCCGTGACTTGCAGTTCAACGCTGGCGGAGACAGCGTCTCCAACAGGCGAACCGATGTTGTACGAGGTGACGTAGCATTCACCCGAATACTTGACGAGTCCGCCAGTGGTGCCAGCAGGACCGTATTCAAACGACAACGAAGCCGCCTGACCGAGGACACCAGCGATGTAACCATCAAAGGTGGAGTCCCACTTGCCCGTGAGCGAAATGGTGGTGTCTTCCAAACCGACGATGTACGCCTTGTTGGACGCACCGAAGGCAGTCACTTCTGCCGTCTCAATCGTTGAAGGGAACGACACCTCCATGAGGTACGAGGAGAGATCCCGAAGGGTTCCACCCGAATCGTCCAACTTGAATGCCGCTGACTTGCCGTGTACAAATGCCATGATGCGCTCCTAACGCCGTCCGAAACTTGCCTGATAGGTGATTGAGCCTGTAGACCCGGCGAGGGTGTGCGTCGCACGCAGGTAGCGGTTGACGGTTGTTCCGCTGGCTACCACCACACGCTCTTGCGTGGTGACGGTGGTGGACACAGCAGAAAAGGTGACCAGATCCGCCCAAGTGCTGTTGTCGGCAGAATGCTGGATTTTGATCGTGGTTGACCCGTCACGGGTATTGGCGGTGACGTGAACCGTGCCGACACCACCGTTTGCGGAGGAGGCGGTTCCGTCGTGGCTCGTCGCATTGCCAGTGGAGGTTTCGGCTCCAAGGGCGTGCAAACTGACAGAAGCGTCAATTCCGCCTGTTGCCTGAAGTTCGGCAGTTGCCGAAACAACGTCTCCAACGGGGCTGGACAGGTTGTAGGAGGTCTCATGGATGCTGGCGGTCAAGCCACGCTTGCCGATCGCAGTGCCGTCCGAGAACACCGAAACAACGCCCTCATTGCCCCCGAGCGCACCTTGGAAGATGGCGTCGGAGGCTCCGACGTCGCCGTCAAACATTCCACTGAGCGACAACGTGCCGTCCTTCAGACCGACGATGTACGCCTTGGCTCCCGTGGTGCTGAACGCAGTCACATCGGCTGTTTCAACCGAGTTACTGGTGGAGACTTCCTTCAAATACGACGACATATTCGTCGCATTGAACAGGACGACTGTGCTTTTTCCGTGGATGAACGGCATCAGACTTCCTCTTCCTCATCCGCCTCAATGACGGGTTCAGGCTCCTTGCCGACCAGTTCAAGAATGCCCTGCTCAACGAGCCACTTCAACGACTTGGACGGCACAGAGGTGTGATCAATGACGGCGTCAGGCTCATGCCGTCCGCTTGGGGTATCAATCCCGATCTTCACCTTGTATTTCGCCACTGTTCCTTCTTTCGGACGCACTCCCCTAGAGCGTCCTAGACACGAAGGTCACGGGCGGACAGGGGGACACTTGGTCACGACGACCGAAGTGTAAACGACAAAGTGCATCGCATCCGCTTGACGGCGGTTTAGCCTCAGTTGCAGGGTTCGCTCCACGGCTTCCAGCCACACTTGCCACGCTCTTCCCGAGCCGAATACAAGATGTAGGCGAACCGCAGGTTCTTGGCAGGATCGCTCATCGCCACCTCAAACGGCTCTCCGAAGATCTGCTCCACGAACTCCTTGTGGACTGGTTTGTTGATCTGGGTCGGACCCCAGTCATGCCCGTTGAACCACTTCGCATCCGAGGGCAAACCACCAGCCCTCAAAGGGATGATGTTTCGGCACCGACTCTCAGTCCACAGAACCGTGCTGAGAGTAGACCAATGCTCCTCTTGCCATCCGACAGACATTGCCAGATCGTGGAACTCGCCACATTTGCCCCACTTTGCACGGGAATCGGCAACCCACTTCTCAATGTCCGCCAGAGTGACAGGCACCGTCGTCGTGGTCTCTGGGGCGAGGGTCTCAGGAGGCTCCGAGACGGCAACCGTCGTCGGAGTCTGTCGCATCGTCGTTGGCGGAGAGGAGTCCTCCACCACCGTTTCCACGGTCCCACACCCAGCCAATACGACCAAACACACAAGCCACTTGAACATGGGACGTAACCATATCGTAATCTTCAGGCAATTTCAATCGTGACCGTTTTTAGCCTTACAACGAGGACAAATGACCGTCCAAGGACGAGTCAAACGGATCGCTAACAGTCTTTGGCACCGCCAACAGCGAGGATTCTCATCCGCAGGTCGTGTACGACTATACGGATCAGGCTGAGATGTTGGATCCGCAGGCATTGCACAACTCCTCACGCCCGTTCATGGTGTCCACCATCAGTCGTGCCTCCACAGGATGATCGCATCCACCATCCGAGGCACTTGGGGCATCGGCAGAAAGCAAAGCAACCAGACACTGTTGGACAGCATCCAAACACGCCTGAGCCGCCAAAACCGCTTTATGAGCCGCAAGAATATTTGGGTTCACGGGATCACCCAACAAGTGAACTCACACGCCAAAAGCGGACGTTCACGACCGTCAGCACCAGCAGGGTAAATGCCCGTCGCATCCAGCACAGACATGAACTTGACGCCATCAATCGTTTCCGACCTGATAGCCCCCAACACACTCTGCACATTGCCGATCAACGTCCGAGCGGACGGATAGTCGTTACGAGCCGAACGAGCCACCGCCATCACCGAATGGCGGTACATCCCTGCAACCGAAGTACCGAAAACATGGTCAACATTGCCCTTCTCCTCCATCAGCACAACACTCGCATCGGGTGAATCCTGAATCTGAGAAAGCCACAGATTTGTCCCCAACGTGGCGACACCAGCGGTCTGCAACTTCTGCCCCAAACTGTCAAGCAAAGCCATAAAACACCACCTCAAACGAGGCGACACCCGTCGCATAGGTCTGTGCGCCACCACCGAAAACGATCGTCATCACAACCCCAAACCAGACAAAGTGCGTCCAACATCAGCCTGAATCCATCGTTCAAGGTTCGGCGTCGCCGCATAAACAGGATCCGACAGGTACAACGCCTTCCTACCGGGCGCATGGCGGTATGCAAGGTTGTAATGCTGGTCATAGGCGTACGGCGCAGACGCACCACCATACGAGATACGAACCGCCAGTTGACCGTTGCCCTGAAACGCAGGGGGAGCCACGAAACCCGTAGACCTTAGGATGCCTCGGCGCACAGGCACCTGCATCTGAGACTCGTTGAAGATCTTGTTAGCAGTCGCATACAGGCTCCGACCCAAAGCCTGAACACCCAGATTCGGGGCGGTCTGCATAACAGAGGTCAACCGATCCCAGCCATCCAATCGCATCGTGGTGCTAATCAAACCTGCTGTTTGAATGTGAATAGGCATCAGGCACGTCCGTAGGAAACCGAGGTGTGGTTGGTTCCATCCTCGTCGTTGTGGACATTGATCGTCAACAAGACGGGTGTGGTGCCGTCAGGCAACGTGATCTTGGAGTTCAAACTGATCGTCGGCGTACCATAAAAGATGATTTTGCCGTCCTCAATCACCTGCCGACCGTTCTGATCGTGCGAAACGATGCCCGTCTGCTGGATACGGCACCGAACAGATGTTCCCGTAGCAGACCACGTTTGCTGACCGTAAGCACTCCGAGCCGACTGAGGGTAAATCGTCACCGTGGACGGCATCAGATCCAGAAAAACGGCTTCAATAGTCATCGCATCACGCTGGAGCCGTAGACGACCCCGAAGTTGTTGAACCCAGATTGTCGTCAATGCCGATAGAGAAGACCATTGAACCAAACACGTCGCCATTGTCGTCCGTAAAGAAGTTCACGGACGGAGGACGACGACGAGAGGCTTGGTTCCGCAAACTTTCCGCCCTCTTCAACAAAGTCGTGGCGTGCGCCCCATACTGCGTAGACAACGACAAATCGCCCACCGACCGAGAATAGTCAGCCTTCGTAGCCGACTTAGACGCCATAGCCTCACAAGCCCCAGCGGCAGCCAAATACGAATCCGTGTTGAATTCGGAGAGAAGAAACGAGATTTCCTCGTTCGTCACCTGCTGGTTAGTTGTGTCGGTATCACCGCACAGGAAGCGAACACGATCCGTGCTGGAGTTCGCTGGATCTCCACCGTAACTCCATGTCATCGCATTCAGCCTTCCGTAACTTCAACCTTGGGGGGACGACCCACCTTCTTCTTGGGGGCTTCCGACTTGACAGTTTCGTCAGCCTTCACAGGCTCCTCAACCTTCGCAGGCTCCACAGCCTTTACAGGCTCCACGACGGGGATCGGCTTCACCACCACATTCGGCGTGAGTTCAATCTTCTGGATATAGCGTCCAGCCTCCAGAGTGCGCCTGTTGCGCCACCCATCAGCCTGAACGACCGTACCCGGCTCAATCTTCTTGCCTCCACCGACAGGAATCGGCTTCAACACCAACCAGTCACTCATGTTCAACCCTTCTGTTCTTGTCCGACACTACAACACCGAAGTGCAGTCGCATCGCTTGACCACCCTTATCGGGCGGAACGGTTGATCAGGAAACGACTGCCGAGAAGAAGTAGCCGAGGTCCGAGGCGACGACCTTCATGTCAAACGCCATCTCGCCTTCAATGCGGTCTGCCTTCACCGACTCCATGCGGAAACGGCTCGCACCGATGGTCTGACCCAAACCACCCGACACGCCAGTCCACGACATGACGTATCCAGCGGACGGCTGGAGCAATCCGGGCGACGGAGCCGAGTAGCAGAGGAGAGCGTTCTTGCCAGCGGTGAAGTCGTAGGCGGCGGTGCCACCCTCGTTGTTCGTCGCCTTGACGCTCTTGCTGACCAGCACACGCTCCACGTCAAACATACGAGCGATCATCTCGGTCGTGATGACGTTGGACGAGGTGTACTTGATTCGGTCCACCAGATCGGGGTGGTTCTTCAGTTCCTTGAACACGTCGTAACCGAGGACGAGGGTGTTCGGCTCAAAGCCCGTGGTGGCGAGGATCGCACGCTTGGCGTCTTCCACGTCGTTCAACGGATCCGAGTTGGTGTAGTCCGACCACAGGTTGCTCGGGGTGTTGTCGGTAGCCCACACGCCAGTGGTGAAGAAGTTGGACACGAACTCGGTCTCCATCTTCAGGAGCAGACGGCTGGTCACGAACTCCACAGCCTCACGATCCACGTTGATGGGAGCGTCGGCGTTGGCACGGGTCTGATCGCCCACGTCCTTGTGGAACGCCCACACGTCAGCCGAGTAGGACGAGGTGGACAGGTTGTAACCGCCACCAGCCGACTCGGTCGCATCCGCACGCAGACGAGCCTCGTCACGGAACCAGTCGTTCTTGGTGTACGAGAAATACTTGTCGCTCTGCTTGTCCACGGGGACAATCGGGAACACCTTGTTGGCGATGAAGTTCTCCTGCTTCTGCATATAAGCAACGGAGATGTTCGTCAGAATCGCATCAACATGGACCTGATTTTGAGTGGGCTGGGGCATGGCTTTGACCTTTCCTTATGGAGATTGTGGGATCAGGCGGCTCGGGCAGGCGAGGCGCAGTTGACAACGGCGGTGAGGAGTTCTCCGTCAGCACCAGCGGCGAGGATGACGGTTCCCACGGCGTACTCGGTGGTGTCGGTACCCGGGGTCTTGCCATCAGCCTTGCCAGAGGCATTGGTGCCGATGAGCGCACCCTCGTCAATGGAAGCCGAGGAAACGATCTTCGTGCCACCAACGACCAGAACTTCAGCGGCCTGACCCGACGTCGGGGTGTTCTGCAACACACCGATCGGACGATCCGTCGCACCCGAGCAGAGAGCGGCCTGACCCGAGGTGTTCACCTTCACGAAGTAATACTGCTTCGTGGAAAGGTCAGCGGCCGCAGGCAGGGTGATCTTGACGCTGTACTGGTTGATTTCGTATGCCATGAGAGGTCATTCCTTCTTGTCAGTTGGTTTCCGAGCGGTATTCGGCGTAGAGGGCAGGGTTTTCCGAGATCAGGCTGGAAATCGCCTGCTCAACGGTCTTGAATTCGCCCTTGGCAACGCTTGCCTTGGCGAGAGTCTCAATCTTCTGGTAAGCCGAGGAAGACGAGGGGACGTGCGACGAGCCGATCTCGGCAAAGATTGCGGCCGCTTCTGCCTGCCCGTTGGCGGCATCCAAAGCCTTGCCAACCACGTCAAACAGTTCGCTGGAGACTTCCTCCAGACGTCGCATGGCAGGACCAAACTCTTCGTGATCCACGGCGAGGTTGGAGAAACGCTCTGCGCTCTTCACGATCGCCTCGGCGTCCAGACGGATCTCACGCTCCTTGCGGAGTTCCTCCTGAGCCTCGGTCGCCTCACGACGAGCCTTCATAATCGCCTCACGGACGGGAGCAGGAGCGGACTTGACCAACTCCTCCTCGTCGTCGCCAGCATCATCGTCCTCGGGGCTGGCGGAAGCGATCTGCGCCTCCAGTTCGGCAATGCGCTCCTGAGCCTTGGTGAGGTCAGCCTCCAAGCCAACCATCTTCTCAATGGCGTCAAAGTCCTCGTTGGTCAAATCGGCGTTCTTCATCAGGATCCATCCTTCGTCCAAATGCGCTGGATGGTCTACCCCTGAAGTCTCTTCAATGTTGAGGTGAACCATCTTGCGTGCAGTCATCGTGCAAGCAAGATAGATGTGGTTCTACAATCGCATCCACTAAACCGTCGTTGGTTCTGTTGCGAGGAATGTGTCCCAGTCGTTGTCGGGGATACGGAAATCGTTCTCGTACTCGTTGGGATCGTTCGGCGTGTACACCCAAGCATCCACCTGCTCGCCGTCTAGGTTTGCCAACACCGACACTCGGTCGTAGTGGTGGGGGACACCTTCCAGACGATCCAGCCGTTGCAAGATCATCGCATAGGCATCGGGGTCACAGACCACAAGGTAACCCTTCGTCCGTTCACCATCAGCAGGGATGGCGTAGGGGAAGTTGCGGTGCCACGACACCAGACGGAAACCGTCAAGTGTTGCTGGCATGGCAATCGCATCCTCTTCCCAAAGATGAGCGTTCCAGTGGTTTGGCATCAGACTGCCGTAAACGAAGATTGGCTTCATTGTTCCTCCCAAGGTTTAGTTTATCGGGTAATTGCCGTGACCTTGTGCTTTTCCTTTATCGGAAGAGCCTCGTCACCACGAATGTGCGGATCAATCCAGATCGTCCGATGTGCTTCGGCGGACGTTGACGGACCCAGCGAGCGATACCACTGACGACGCCAGTGACCACGCACCACCACTCGGAACCGCAATGGGGTTCCCGAATCGCCCCGAGCCTGATAGTTGACCTCTCGGCGGAGACGCAACACGCAAGCACCATCGGAGTAATCCCGATCTTTCAACACTCGTTGCGCTTCCCTGCGGACAGGACGATCCACCGCTTCCCGTTGCACCTTGACAATCTCCTGCCAAGCGAATCGCATCAACGACAAGAAGAACAACCGTACTTCACCAACCGTGGACAACAAACCCTTGAACGTCCTTGTCTCAAAGTCGTACTCGGTTTCGGAACCGATAGACCAGTTCACTCCGAATGCCCACGGAAGAAAGTCTGTCGCCATCAGACCACGCTTTACTGGGGGTTCAGCAAAAATGAACGCTTCGTCGTTCTCTTCCATCGCCAGCCGTCGCATTGATTCACGGAACACGACACGACCATCGTGATCGGTGTAGGGGATCATCAACACGCCCTCACCGATCGTCCCGTCCTTACGGCGCACATGATCCGACTTCTTCCAGCCGATAGCCCGAATCGGGAGAACGAGACGCTCATCTAATTTGCCCGTTCTCGGATGAAGATCCGATACAACGATCGGTTCCTGAAAAATCAACAGACCGTGGTCGTACAGCAAGTCCGTCGCATAGATCGGTTCAGGCTCCATCGTCCGAGACGCTGACGCAACGACTGCCATTACGCTTTCGGACACGAAGACCGTCTCGCCACGAATAGCGTCCTCTTCCATGCCGATAATCTGGTAAATGTCGTCGGCGGTTCTCCCGAACATCTGCGGACCAGCACCAGTGTTGTCCTCGGACAACGGCGTCACCATTGACTGCATGAGGATCAACCACTTGTTCGCCAAGGAGTTTTGATCCAACAGAGAATCAAAGAAATGCCTGTCGTTCATGCCGAGGGTGCGTCGCACGCTCTCCAGACGATCGGTGTGCAATCGGACAGCATCGTTGAGTTTCATCGTTGCCCCCATTCTCAGACCTCCAACTCGGTGATGTGCCGTAGCAACACCCGTGCCAGAAGTTCGGAGTTCGGATCGTATTCAGAGTCCCACTTCTCAATCAGAGCGTGGATCTCAGCGACCACCGAGTCTGGCAAGTATTGGGCGAGCCACAAGTTCCATTCCTTGCACTGTTCGTTGATGCCCAACGCTTGGAAGTGATGGAACTGCCCGTTGAAGAACGAGATCATGTAGAACCAGTCGTCGTCGTCGCCCTTTTCGTATTCGTGAAACGTCTGGATCTCTTCACGATCATCCCACGAAAGAACGTCGTCAATGCTGTTCCAAACGCTCAGGATTCCCGTCATCGGTTTGTAGTTGATGTTCAATTTCATTCTGTTTTCCTCCTCACTAGACAGAACGATGGTTTTGGTGGAAAGTGTGCGAACCGCTCGTCGGTTAGTCCAGCCGAGCCATTCCGTACGCCTTGACACCGAGGTCTCGCAAGACCTTGGCACCAGCCCGAACCGCGGCGTCCTTTCGGGTGTAACTCTGGCTCATCCGATCCGCCGAGACGATTTCCCAAGATGAGACTCGGTACTTGCTGTCACCTTGGCGACCGATCCCCTTGCTCTTCAGCCAGCGAGCCAAACCAGAGCGACCGTCCAGTTCAATCCAGCCGAATCCGCAGACGCCTTCGTCCACTCGGTAGACAGGCTGTGTCGGGTCGGGAGTGTCGTCAAACAGTCCCTTCGGCGTGTAGACGATCATCGGCGTCGGCGCCGCTTCGTGCCACGCCTTGGTGGACTGCTCTTGGACCTCCTCCCAGATCCTCGCCCAATCCTTGGTGGTCACTGCCTCCTCCTTCTGGAGGGCTTCCCTTTCCCTCCATAAGAAGTATTGCAGGTTCCTAAACCCGTGTCAAGTCTTTTTTAGGAAGGCATCCAACCGAAAGGTTTTGGCTGGTAGTCGCCCACATACGGCTTAGTGTCCTCGGGCATACCGTCCGCTTCCCAACGATCGTAATCAAAATCGGGATCGTCAAGATCATCACCAAAATCAAAGTCTTGAGGCAGGGATTCAATGAACATCCCGTTCGGCTCAGACAGTCGCATCTGGGCAACCAACTCACGTTCCTCGTCAGTCTTGGCATTCGCTTCAGCGTCACCCTCATCGCCATTACGCACCATGAGTCTCAACTGAATCGCTCGCTCCAGTTCAACTTCCATATTCCAACACCTCCGCTGGGACACCTGCATCAATCGCACTTTGACGACCTAGTGCGGTCGGACTCGTATCTTCGTTCGCCTTCCCAGCAAATGCCCCATATTCTCGGCTGTTGCGAACAGTGAATCTTTTACCATCACCAACTGCAACAAGCGTAGGGGTTCGTGTACGAGTTGACCACACTTCGGTTTGATCATATCGCACACCCTCGGCGTTTTCGTACAATTCCATGAAAGACGTCGTGGCACCACGATGAGCCTTCCGCAACTCAGGCTCGGGAACAAGACGACCTGTTTGCATCGCACGACTAGCGGAACGCTGAACCGCTTGGTCGGTATCGGTCGTCACCATGATCAAACGAGTCTTGTACTCGGCTTGCTTGCCTTTGATCTTCGGGTCAGCGTCCTTGACTTCCAAAACCTTCTTCAACTGTTTCCCAGTTCCGCCGTCCGCCGTCCCGTCAAGAACAATGTCCAACCCCTTCTTCAACGCACGCTTGTTCAATGCTTTTGCCAACAACGACGACTCTTCGTGAACAAATGTTCCTGCTTTGAAACGTGCAGACTGGACAGGAGAACGACCCGGATCGTAGGTCATCTCTTGACCAGTGGCAGTCATCAGTGTCTGCTTCTGACCCCCACGGGTCAACGCATGATACTCAGGCAACATCACCTTTATCTCGTCAGGATTGATCTCAATAGCAGTCTTCGCATGGGACAATACCGCTTTGCCATCACTACCCACGACTCGGGTCGGAACCGAAACCAAAGGCTTGCCGTCCGCACCCAGAGTTTCCAGAAGGGTTGACTTACCAGCGGCAGCACCACCACCAAGGAACGTATAAACAGGATCACGACCCTCAACAGACTGCTTGCCTGCCATCTCCGAATCCAGAATACGGTCGTGCAACGCCCTGCGCTCTGGCGTCAAATGTTTCCTCAATAAACTGTATTGAATATCATTGTCCAAACCCTTCGGATACTTCTTCGGGTTTTTCATCATTGCCGATGCAATAGCGTCAAGATCGGCGTGACCAGCGAGCGAGGCGTACGTCTTCGCCAATCGCATACCGCCCTCAGTCTTCGGGTATCCCAACGGACCCGGCTCAGGCATACCATCCTCTTTGAACTTCACCTGCGAAGCACCGTCAGCAGTCAGTTTTATGTTCATCTCTCGCATCTTCGTAGCATTGTTTTGCCACCGAACATTCGCCGCATAACGAGACGCTTCCGAACGAGAACCAAACTTCTTCTTCGTGAAAGTCCACGACCCATCCCAATCGTGGAACCACATTCCGTTCAACTCGTCAACAGTCAACTGGCGGACGACGCTCTCACGATCCTCCGCCGACCACCCGAACAAATCGTCGGCTGACTTCACCATGTCGCTGGCAATCTCATCCACCGTGACAGTCACTCGCTCAGAGCCATTTGAGATGACAATCGCATCGCCATCAGGCTTCACCGCATAACGGCTCTTCCCGACCGTAATAACGGCAGGCAACAACGGGGTGCGGACGGTCGTTTCCTTGCCTTTGTTGACAGGAGAAATCGGGATTCGTCCCGAAGATCCGCCGATTGAGAAACCACGGATCTTGCCTTTCTTCACCAGATCCCAAGCCCACGGCTTCCAAACAACCCCGAGGAAAACGGTTCCTTCGGGATACTCCACCTCACCGCCGTCAGCGTGCTTTCGCATCTTGACAGGCACAGGCATCTGCATCGCCTCAACCCATTCACCAGCCACAATGTCACGATTGTGCTGAAGACGGATACCACGATCACCCTTGCGGACATACTCCCACAAGCCAGCCTGCAACTCCTCAGAGTCAGTCCACTCGTTATGGGCGTCCAAACGGTTCGGGATGTACCACGGACCTAGCGTGAAACGCTTCTCGTCCACCGCCTTATGGAGAAGTTCAGGTGCAGTCGCATCACCTTCCAAGCCAACCATCGCCTCATCATCAATCTTGGCTTGCGTCTCGGCTGACAGATCTTCCCACTCAACTTCGCCAGCCAACCAGCGGTCGTACTCACTCATCGCCCTGACTCCTCAAAATCTTGTTCGTCCAAGACAATCCTGCCTTGCCACCCCAAGCCGAATAAGCCACACGCCCGGGCGACGGGTAGCCATCCGAACCCGGTGACCAGCCCTTCCCTTGGGAATCCACGGCATGGCGAGAAAGGAACGATCGCATCCGCTTCACGGTATCCAAGGACACCTCGGCTCCTCGGGCAAGGTCAGACGCACGCTTACGTCCTACGTCCGTGAAACCGCTACCAGCATGACCCTCTTTGATCCACTCCAAGGCACGACGGGCTTCAGCCTGAACGCCCTGCGGAGGGCGGAACGTGCCTGCCTTCGTCATCCCATATTCCTCCTCCTCGTCCTCTTCTTCCTCGTCCTCCTCCCCAGACTCCATTTCCTCCTCGTCCTCTTCTTCCTCGTCCTCTGCCCCAGATTCCATGATCGCATCCTCGGGGATAACCCAAAGACGGCAGATCCCCAAGCCATCAATGTCGCCACTCACCCATCGGCACGCCCGATTCCCCTGAAAAGCCACACAGTTCCCACAAACAAGACCCTCTTCCTTGAAAGGGTTGCCTTGTCCGTCCACATAGTGTGCGCCGTCGCCTTGGGACGACTGGTCAAAGACCCCGAATTGGGCGACGATCATGTCCATCGCCATCGCATAGCGTTTCTGTCTGTCGGTCAACTCCACAGCATGACCATACCGTAAACCCCCCAACCGCTGTTGCGAACGGGGGTTTAGGCGTCTATGAGGTTTTTGAACTCGGGGGGCGACGGAGGGGTTTCGGTGAATACCACACCCTGACTATCCGCAACCGCATCAACGGTCATCACCGTCTGGACATAGTTGCCTAAACCAGCCTGATACATCGTCGTGCCAAATCGTTGGGAAGTGACTAGCCAACCGTTTGCAATCGCATCATTGACTGCCTCCACGAACGATTCCGTCCCAGAGATCTTCCCATCCACAACTTCAATCTGACCGTCAGCCCAAGTCCATCGCATCACTGCACCGCCAACATTCCCAAAGACCATGCCTCGTAGCCTAGCGACTCCGTGTTCATAACACGCCCATATTGAGGCTGGAACATCAGGTAACTATCCAAACCAACGGTCAATGTTTCGCTTGCAAGTGCGCCATAGGACATAGCGGAGTATTTGACGGGCAAACCCGACTGCAACCCAATCCCGTTGTCGTAATGCCTCTGGGCATACAACGTGTATCCAGTTGTTCCGCTTGGGATAGGTTCGGTCGCCGTTCGTCCCATTGTCTGATACGACAGATACGCTGATGACAACAAGCCGATTGTTTTGCTATTGTTTTCTGCGGCATGAGTCATTTCATGTCTCAGGACGCTTCCTATTTGGCGAGCATAAAGCGTGTCATCAGGTGCGCCTTTCCCGTAATAGAAGTCTGCATGAAAATAAATTTCGTCTCGGGTTGTAGAAAACGCATTGATTGGTGCGCCCTCGGTTTTCGTGTCCCTCAAATATTTTTGCCATGCGCTAGGGACAAACCGCTGTGCTTCTGAAATACCTTTAGCAAGTGTTGTTAGTTGAAAATCAGTCATCTTTTGTGACCTGTCAACCAAACCACTCGCATCAATCCCCATTGGGATGATCTTCCTGATTACCTCTAGGCGTGCGTCGCCTAGCAAACTAAGCCGTTTGAGATCATCTTTAGTTGGCGATCCGGCTGAAACGAGAGGTGAGTTTGCGTGGGCATTGAATTTGTCAAAAAACGCTTTCATTTCAGGGGTGTTCTGACCCGTTTCAATGTCAACAGCAGTTTTGATTTTTTGACCAGTTGCCTCAATTTTCTTCAACAAATCAATGGTCTTCGGTGAAGGAATAAACAGCACGCCATCCCTCCCCTTGCCAGCAATAATCGCTCCAGCAATACCCTGTGCCTCACACCACTTACCAAACCGCTTGAATTCATCCGCTCTAAGAAAAATATCTTTCGGCTGGTTACCCTGATCATCTTCAAAATCTCTGATGTTGTCTGCTCTGTCACCCAAATAGCCGTCTCGCCTGTAAGCAGGTACATCTTTCGGAATTTTTATGACGCCGACGTCAGCCATCATTTGCATGAAATCAAAAGGATCCTGCAATTTGAAATCCATAGAATTTGGACTCGTCTTATCGCCCCATGTTGCATCCACCTTCTCAGCGAACTCTGCGAGATCTTTTTGTAGATCCGCAACCGCCTGCTTCGCATCCCTGATATGCGGAGGATCATCCGACTCACCCTGACCCGTAGGAGCCGACGTATCGTTCATCTGCTTCCACTGCTCAGGAGAAGCGATCTCCGACACCCCAGCATTCGTCGCCCAACGAACATAAGCCGCATACCGACCAGCCTCAGAACGAGAAGCAAACCGCCGTTGACGACCCTTCAACATGATCTTCAACCACTTCTCCAACGGGGGACGCACCTCGGTCTTCACAAACGTGAAACCGTCAGTCGCATTCGGGTCACCGAACTGAGGCACCTCAACCAAACCGTCCAAACCGACCTCGGTCAACAGCACCGAAGTGACCGTGTTGAACGCCTGCTCCTCGCTGTCCAGAGAAGCAATGACCACGTCAAACCCACCCGGCTGGGTGAGAAGTGCATCGCATTCCACCAGCGACAAGATCAACTCAACAAGATATGAGTCGCCTTCAATGAGACCGTCGTCCCAAGTGATGGTCTGACCATCAGCCGTCTGCCATGTCATCATCAGATATCACCTGTCGTGAGAAGGACGCCGAGGGCGAACGAAATGTGTTCGCTGTCAGTGTTCCCAAACCTCTTTGAAGATTGGTTTCCGTACAGCAATGCTTGAACGCCTGTCGTCAATTGTTCATTGGAGTGTCGTCTGTCATCTGGACGACTACTGAGTTTGCTATTGATTGCGAAGACGTTGATTCCATAAACACGACCTGCATAGGGATCACCGAACTTGTCTGGCAACGAAAACGCACCACCCAAATCTTGCACCGAATTGTCGTGACCAAGACGTGATTGGATAATCCCAACACGTTCGGAAAATGGTCGCACACCACTATGGACGACGTGACCCACAATTCCTTCTGGGATACCAGAACGGGTCGTGATCGTCGGTTCATACGAATAGAGGCGACTTTCTCGGAACGCACCCACCAGACTGTGAACTGTTGGTGATGCGTATTCAAGACCGTGCGTCAGTTCATGGCTAAAAACGCTCGCTACAGACATTCTGAACGGGCTGTTTCTGTCCATAGTGAAGATGGTTGCACCTGTTCGCACGAACCCAGCAGCGATACCCCCATCAAAATTGAATGCACCGCCATCTTCAATTTGTTCGTGGGAAAGGTTACCCAAGCGTGTCAGTGTTTTTGTCACACCATCAGGCAAACGTCTGACAACTGCATTGAACGTATCCTTTATCAACGCTGAATATGTTTTCTCGGAGGGAACAGCGAGTGCGATTTTGGTGTTGCCTGTACCCCCAATTTTCAAGACGTCGTCCACGATTTTTTGGTTTGCTTCAACAACACCAGTGGCTTTACTGATATCCATTTTTTGGCGGAATTCGTCTTGCGCCGATTTGAGTTCTTTCTCCAAACGCTTTTTTTCTGCGTTGAGGACTTTCATAGTGGCGGAATACTGAGGGTTCAGAGGATGGTCTTTCTTGTTGAAACCTCTTCGTGGCAAACCCTGTTTCCACGCCTGATCCAACAAATCAATTTGCAACTGCCGTTTATCGGCAGCATACTTTTTCAGTCCGTAGCGATGAGCAGTCTGTGCTTGATCTCTTTTCGCTGACGCAACCATCAGATCGTCAAGAGCCTTATCATACGCTCCCTTATTGGCTTTTACAGCATCTTCCATTTTGGAAGCAATGTGTTGTTCGCCAACACGACCGACCGCAGTAACTTTTTCCATCGCATCAACTAAATGTTGTGCTGGCACCATTTGTGCTTTCAGGTCGCCGTACTCTTCAATTTTTATGAAATTGGTTGGCGGATTGGTTTTCAACGCTTCTTGCGACGCCTTCAAATACATTTCGGTACGTTGTTGGGCTGTTGCCTCATTCCACTCTGCACCGTTGATTGTTGATCCCCTGTGCCATTCCAAACTGTCGGGCGGTCGTTGCGCATTGATAACCATGCGAGCCTGCGCTTGTTCTTCTGCCGTAGCACGGTTGTACTCATCTAACCGTATAAAAATAGTTTTTCCTATTTCATCCACAAGTCGTTTTTCTTCAATCTCGTTGACCAATCGCATCGCCGTTTGCGCTTCCGCAATCAACGGGGCAAGTTGACTTTCCAACGACGACTCATCTGCCTGCGGTGTACCGCCCTGCGGTTCCGTCATACCGCCTTGCGCTCGCCACTGTTCCACCGTCAACGGCTGTTGCCCACGGTTGTTCGCCCACCGAATATGAGCCGCATACCGACCAGCCTCAGAACGTGAGGCGAACATCCTCGCACGGGCTTTCAAAAAATCATTGTCAAAGACGAGGTCGTCCCAATTTACGATGAATCTGTTGTTAGGAGACAAGTTCAACCTCCAAAAAAGTGTAGAAACCCTCATCTGGATCTTCAATTTCTTTCACTCCAGTAACACGGAACCTGCTCCCATTCCGTACAAGAACCTCTTTCTCAGTATCAGGGTAACCACTGGGAGGAATCACCACTTTTGTTCCTTTTGGTATGACTATTCGCATCATCATGTGACTGTTGCTCACACCAGATGGATCAGCGAAACTTTCCGCAATGTCACGATTTGTTGAGCATGACGAAAAGCCAAGGTCTGTGAACTCGTCACCTACCCGAGGTCTGACAACAGCGTCATTCAGAGGATTCCGCTGGATGCCTCGGTAAACCGTGATTGTTTTCGGTAACTCAACCGCTAATTTGTCAAATGACTGAACCAATCGCTCCGTTATTTGAGCGTTTTTGTCGTAAACCTCTGGGTGTGCGTAACTGCTCCGATCATCAGGGTTACGCAAATGTTTATTCATCGCTTTATGACCGTTGGACACATAGTTGAAAATTGCGGACACAACCAGTCTGCCATCTTCTGATTTTGACAATCTGTTGAGGATCTCCCCTGACTCCAATGAGAGCGTCTTGTGTAAGGCATCCATTTCGTCTTGACTCATTGGCAGGTTCTTCCACCGTTGCTCGGCAGCGTAACGACCTGCTTCAGAACGAGACGCAAACATCCTTGCACGGGCTTTCCGCACCCAATACTCAGACGCATACAACGCCCGAACCTGTCGCATCGCCTTCGCCTTGGAATCGTGTTCGGCAACAACCTTGCCGTTCTCACGAACAACCACGAACTTGTTTTTACGTCGTTCAACCTTCCACGGCATCTCAGATCTCCTCACTCGGGAAAATCAGGATTGCTGTACAACGACAGTTCGGGTGAAGGGGAGGCATAAGCCGACCTGACGGAAACAGGTCGTTGACACCCACTTCGGTTCCCGACAAAGCAATGCACCGTTCGCATACCCTGATGCCCGACCACCCATCGGGACCAACGATCCACCGTTTCCGCAACATACCTGCTGGTATGCCTGTTTGAGCCATCGCCTGTTGCCACCCCAAGTAGCGTCCTGCGTTGTTCGCCGCAACGATCTCTGTTCGGGCGATAGTCATCGCACGGGTACGAATCAATCTGAGGCGGTATGCCGACGCCACGGTTGTAGCCCGAGCCTCGGCTACGCCGATCGGTTGACCCTGCCCGAGGAGGTCAGCGACCGTTCTTTCGTACATATTGTCAACGGCTCTAGCCCACCGAGAATGCAACCCGACGATGCTCCTGATGTACTGCGCCAACTTGTCTGTCGTGAACTGTTCCCTGATAGCCCGAGTTACCAGTTCACGGATCTGTCGGCGTACCTCTTCGGAGATTTCTACGATGAACTGCCCTGCACGATTCCTTGCCCAACTGATCGCCCGAATATCGGACTCGTCAAAGCGGACACCGACCTGCATACTGGACGGCAGTGAACTGATCGCATCTCTCGCTGCTTCTTCCACGGCATCCAGCAAAGGCTGAATCAGGTCGTCTTGCAGGTCACGCAGGTCAACGAGAATGTCCCGAGAACCGACCCGAGCAATCGCATCGTCAATTGAACCAGAGTTGCGGATCTCCCCGATCAACACTCGTTCCAGTTTGTTGGCGATTTTCGTGGTAGCCGACGTGATGCCCATTTCTGTGGGCGTCAAACCCGTGGCTTTAGTCAAGGGTGCGTTCATTGTCACCCTCGGTCTCTTCGGGCTGGGGGACAGACTTCGGTTCCTTCGCATTCGGAGGCATCTCTTGACCCATCGGCATTGCACCCTCTTCGTCTTCCACTTTGGGGGGCAAACCGACGAGGTTACGCACGAACTCGTCCAGACCAGAGTCAACCTGCAACGCTCCAGCCTGCGCCATCTTCGTGATGAAGTCGCCCAACACAGAAAGATCTTGCGACTGAAGTTCTTCCACTCTCATCTTCGGGCAACGGTCAGCCTTCATCCCGTTGACCTTTAGCAGTCTCGGAATCGCATCCTTGTTGAAGACGTCGGAGATGTGTGCCGTCATCTGGGAGATTGCTGTCATAAACAGGTCAATCTTGCTGGAGCCGAGGGCGAACGAACCGACCTTTTCGTGACCGAGGAGAATGAAGTCTGCGAGGATCGTCATGGTGATCCGCTGGTCGTAGCGTGACACCACCGCATCGGTGTTGAACTGGCGGTTTCCTGCCGAGGAAAGCAACGTCAGTTTGTACATTTCCCGTCCTGCCTCGTCAAAAGCAAGAGGGAACAGGATGCCTTCGTTCTGATTTCGTTTGATTCCACGAACGAGGTTTTGAATCGCATTGCGTGCCGAAACTTCGTCGGTGGAGGCTGTTGACGACAACATTGACGGAGGGACATAGGCGACGGGGAGACCTGCAAGATCTCGTTCAATGCCGATGGCTTCAATCTCTTCAATGGTCTTCTTGAAACGCCACGGACGGTAGGCGTTGCGGAGGATGCTCCGACCTTCGGGGCTGTTGCGTGCTGACGTGGTGCGGAAGAGCAGGGCTTTCTCAATCGGGATCGTGACCATGCCCTTGCTGGCGGACGGATCCAACTGTCGCATCCCTCGGACGTCACCGTTTTCGTCAATGTCCCAGTCAAAGAGGGTTTCTTGCGCTCGGTTCGGGATCTTTCTCCAACCGATCTTGCCGTCCGAATACTGGGAACGCTTCTTCTTGTCGTTCGTGTTTAGACCTTCACGCTTCTTGTACACGATCTCGCAATATGACCAGCCGTACACAAGGAACGAAAGGATCTGGGAGACAGTCGCATCCCACGACTCCTCCATGTCGTCCATGCAGGAATGAACGAACTTGGCGACTTCCTCGTCTTCTTTGGTTGACTTGCCGTCCATGTCTTTGTACGGGTCAACTGTCCATTTGAGGTGGAGGATGAGACGTTCAAGGGCGAAAAGCATTGAGCCGACGACAGGGTCGTTGTCAGCCATTTCTCGCCAAATTCGGACGCCTCTGGTGCCTTGCAGGGCGGCAAGGAATTCGTCGGTGACCGATCCGCCTGAGTGCTGATAGCCACTTGTACCGAGTTCTTGAAGGTCAGCCACGGGGTGAAAGATAGCAAACCCAGTTACCAACAGACTTCACGTCGGTCTAGCAACGCTTGTGGGGGGTTCAGTCTCCCGAGTCCACGACGTACTCGTAATCGCATCGCTCACAGTGCGACTCCGAGTAACAGCGACCCTTCTGCTCGGTCACGATTTGGTGTTTACAACCGAAAAGCCATCTCTCAACCCGTTCGTTCATCCGATCAAAACGAATCAACATGATGTTGCTTGTCAGTGACACAGGGGACATTCCGCCGTGATCCGCTGGGACGATGAACCACCCTTGGTACGGATGGGCGACACGCCCGTCCACTGCATAAGCATTCGCATCCACTGATACCGATACACCGAAGCGAGCCGTTATGTCAGCGATCTGCAAGATCTCTCTTACGTCGGTGACTACGTCGGCTTTGATCATCGGCAGAGTAATTCTGCCCTCTTCCCTCAAGGTGGCGATGCGCTTCTCAAATACTGCCCGTGCGTCACTCATACGGTTGCTCCAATTTGCCTGCTCCAAGGAGGAGCAAGAAGACCGAACCGACCACCAACACCGTTGTGATGAATCCATCGGGAGACGGGTTGTACAGGGCTGAGACCATGCCCCCACCCATCCCGAGGTAAATCGCTAGATACAGCCAACGTAGGTTCATCGCATCCACCTCTTCGCTTCTGCCAAACCGCTCGGGGTGATTTGGCGCACCATCATCTGGTTGCCCGTCATGCCTTGACGTGTGAGGAGCGTCCGAGCGATGAAGCCCTCGGTCTCCAGTTCACTGCAACGCTTCCAGTAGGAGCATTTCGGCAGGCTGAACAGTCCTGTGATCACGCCAGCCTCTTCGTCGGTCAACCCGTTCGGATTGTCGGCATAGGCTAGAAGCAGTCGCATTTTCTGAGAGAGCGACCTCACGCTTGCGCCTTTGCTGGCATCCTTGCTGGTCTGCGGATCGTTCCGCCTTGCCATTCGTAATGTCGGTGTCGGTTCCATTTTCCTCCTGCCCTTCCTCGGCTGATGAGATGTTACCCAGTTGATAAACCCCTGTCAACGATTTAGTCGGTCGGCAATTTCTTGCATCTGCGAGGGACGCCAAACGTAAACCTCTTGACCACTTTTCTCCAAAGTCGCCAACCACAGTTTCTGCTCTTCGGAGAGCCTGCCCTTCTCGGCTTTCAACTCACAGAAGATGGTCGCATCGTCCCGAGCCATACACAAATCAGGAAAGCCTCGGTGACCTTGGATGGGCGTTGACCATTTGCCTGAACGATTGAGCGCAGGTCTAGTGTGCATCACCAACCAGCCTGTCATCTTTGCTAGAGCAACGACGTTTTTTTGGAACTCTGCTTCGGTCACCGTCGCATCTTAGACGTTGAACGAATCAGCATCCTTGGAGATGTACGACCCACGGCAGGTGTTGTAGAACTCACACCAAGTGGCGGAGCAAAGGAACGATTCTTCGTTTGTTGCCCACGGTTCATCGGTTCCGTAGCGGATCACAAACCGTGCAATGTCTCTAACCCTCTTTAGGAACCATTGGCGGTGTTCTTCTTGCCGTTGGACAACAACGATCTGGCTGGATGCCGACCGTTCGCCTCGGATCATCACCCCGAATTTGAACTCCACAGGAAGTTCAACCATCTTCTGAAGGCTGAGTGCAGTCGCATAGGTGGACGCCTGCAAACTGCCCTTCTGATATTGAGTTTGACTGTACTTGCGGTTCGCTGTCTTCCAGTCCCATAGTTGTTCGCCATCAGGTGCGATGTAGTCAACGGTTCCCGTCAAGCCGATCTCCACGCCATCCACTTCGTCAATGATGGTTGAGAATTGATGCTCGCATTCGCCACCGAGCGGAACGTCGGGCAAAATGCCTTCAACGAATGCTTTGGCACATCTCGCCGCATGACCCGGGAGGTCTTGTGCCTCGTATTTTGCGAAGTTCACTTCTTCGGTTGTGAGAAGACCGAGGACGGCTTCGTTCGTCGCATCCTGAATATCTTCTGGCGCAACCCGACCTTCCAGCACTCCTTGGATAGCGGTGTGTACGCCTGTTCCGATCAGGGCGGCGTCCGACGTGGTTCTGGGACGATCCACCTCTATCGCTTTGCGTCTTGCCCGTTCAGGACAATCAACGAATTCTTTCAGCCATGATTGCCGAAACCAAAGTCTTTTCTCTGCGTCATAAAACATGATGTTTCCTCCAGCCCCCGAGTGTACTGAGTGGGTATAGCAAAGATGAGCAGTTTTACGACTTGCTCAGGTCGTTTGGGTCAGTACCGTCGTGGCGCAGATTGCGTCCGTACCGCTTCCAGTGCTTCTTCCAGATCCGAGTACCGTTGGTGTCCCGTCCTCAGTTCAAAGTCTGCGAGTTCCACGAACTTCAGGAGTCGCTTGTAACCCGTTTCGTTCAACTCGTTTTTCCTGCTCTTCGCCAGATCCGCCGACACTGAGGTCTCCCAGTAGAGGATCTCGTCGGTGTAACCGACTCCCTGAACGTACCTCTTGTGTGCCAGAGACCAGAGGGTTCCAACCTTTTTGCCGAACTTTGCCGACTCCTCTTGCACCTCTTCGTAGGTGGCGAACTTTCGGCGTGCGACCCATCGGAATGGGAGTTTGGTGTCCAGCGTGTGGAACACCTCCAGCACCCACTTTTCCGATCCTTCCATCTCGTTTCCTCCTCTCTGGGGGGCTTCCCTTTCCCTCCATAAGAAGTATGCCAGAAACGCTATACCCCTGTCAAGTCTTTCGGGGGGGTTTGGCAAGAGTTACATCAGATGCCCGAAATGCTCGCATCCGATGCCTTTTATCGTCCCAGCACGCCAACGAACCATCTGGCGTCCACACATAGCAAAAACGAAACACACCCTTCAGACCAGCCACTTTGACCACGGCACCCTCAACAACTGGGATGCCACCGATCATCGCATTCGGCAAACGCCGAGGATCTGGCTCAGTCGGTGTCGTCTTCCTCGTAGTCATCCTCTGTGGAGTTGTCAATCGCATCAGCCAGCCCCTCAATCTCCTCATCCAAAAAATCCAAACCATCTAGCGGTGCCATCAGATCTTCAACTCCATCTCGTTTGTCTTTTCGCCAAGGTTACCAAGACGAAACTTTTTGAAACCAAGTTTCTCATAAAAAGGAACTGCGCTGTCGTACGACTCTAACTGCACGACCTTCTTGCCTTGACTGCGTGCATCCGAGATCACTTGACCGATCAACGCCGTACCAGCACCTCGCACCAAGCCAGTCGTTCCGATCGTCTGAATGTACGCCCCATTTTCAGGGACCGCCGTTCTGGTATCACCCTTGAAACCGAACGTCACGGTAGCAACCCCTGCAACACGACCACTCGCATCCTTCAACACAAGATGCGACTCTTGGTCTCCACTCCCGAGCAAACCCATTTTGACGAGGTTGTAGCCAGCCCGACGACGATCACCGTTCTTCCTGTCCATGCGGATCGCCTCTTCAAACGATGCTCTCACCTCTTTTTTGAGACGACCCATGCCAGCAAGATCCGTGCCGTCAACTTTGCTCACGGTGTATCCCTGCGAAAGCAAGTTATTGAGAACGCCAACGGGATCACCCATCTCGCCCTTGACGCCAGCACGTTGCCATCTCATGTTTGCCGCATAACGTCCAGCCTCGGAACGAGAACCGAAACGTGCCTTCTCGGTTGGTGCAACCCCACGCAACAAATCGGCACGTTCACGCAAATCTTGTGCTGACGCAAAACCATTCTTGCGTACGATTGATTGAACGATCATCAGGCTTGACTGCGACATATCGTTTCGCTCAATCTCGTCAACAACCACCCGTGCTGTCGCATCATCCAAATTGCTGTGTTTGACGATCGTAATCAAATCATCTTTTGTCATCACAAACTCCTGTAATACTCCAAGAACTTCGGGAAACCTTCCATACCGTTCTCTTTCGCCCCATACGAGAACCATTCGTCTCGGCTGGATGCTCGGGGAACCGCACGTCCTGCTCGCATAAACGGCAAAGCGGCAAGAACTTCAGTGGATCGTCCAACGCCGTCCTCATAGAAATGGTCAGTGAAGTTGACCTTCCAATGGATTCGTGCGGCGGTTTCCACGGGATCGCTGTTCGGATCGTTGAGACGCTTCGCCAAATCTTCTGCGAACGTACGCTTTGCTTGCTCCAACTGGGCGACCTTCGTGTACGGATACTTCGTTGAGTCACCTGTTCGCATCAACGTGCCAGCAGGAACCAAACCTCGGTTGGTGGCGATGTTTATGTCATCCATCAACTTCATCACAGACTCAGCCGTGTACTGACCTGTCGGACGAGTCCGCTCCGCCTCCAAGATTTTGATCGCATCATCGGTGTTGCGCTTCGTCAACGCCAATTTTTCGTCAACCGTAGTGTCGGCTCCGAGACCCTTCTTGCCTTCGGATCCGCTGGTGTCAATCGTCCCCTTGGTCGCCGTACGGGAAAGCGAATTGATTCGGGCTTTGATCTGCTCCGCATATTTGGCGTTTGACTGCAAACCGACACCCGGGATTTTCCCTTGGAGTTCGTTGACGAGGGATGCGACGATCGGCATCTGCTTTCCTGAACGGAGGTTGATCACTCGCACTCCGCCTTCGGGGAACACCTGCAACATCATTTGGCTTCCCTTGGGTCCGCTCATGCGGTACTGCACTGCTCCGCTCACCTTGTCGGTCACGGCATCCAGCCCGATCTGATATTGGGTGCCAGAAGCGGTGACGCTCACGCTTCCTGTCGGGGCGTTGCCAACGGTTCCTGCGCCAGCCATACGCCATCGCATATTGGCGGCGTAACGACCAGCCTCGGAACGAGAACCAAACCGTGCCTTATCCATGTCCTTGTCCTTGAATGTCGGAACATTGATCGGCTTCTTGCCGTCTCTGTCGCCCTTGGTCTCTGCGGTGCGCTTACGTTGAACAGCCGAACGAATTTCTTCCTCGGTCATTTGCGCCGCACGACTAGCAGGAACACACTTGGGGTACTTGCCCTTGTCCGCATCGGGACGTCCGCACGGTTCAAAACCTCCGCCCTTTTTCGGGCGAGAAATATCAACCCACTTCTCCTCAAACCAACGGGTCAAGCCACCCTCAGCCTTTTCAACCCGATACTTTCCGCCCCGACGCTTGTACTCCTGCACAACCCAACCGTTCGCATACGCAGACGGATACACGTCAAACTTCTTCTTGGCTTCGGCAAGAACCCGTCTATAAAGATCAGGATCGGTGGGAACATTTTTACTCATCTTCCATCACCTCTTCTTCCATTTCCAAGTATTCGGGGTCATCAGGTTCGTCTTCGTCGGTTTCGTCCCAACCTTCAACATCTATCATCTCGGGCTTTACCCTGCTTGCGAGCAACGCCATCAGTCGCATCAGTTCGGCGTTTTCCTCGGGGGTGAACCCGTCATCTTTTTCTTCTTCCATCACTGCACGTTCCAGAGTTCAAACACGACGGGGTTGATATATGCGGACAAGGCTACCGAAGGGGTGTTACCCAATTTCTCTGCGACGATCTTGCCGATCTCGCTCCGAGCCTTTTTGAATTCTTTAGCGTTCGTCGGAGGAGTCATTTTTCGGATCGCATCCAACGCCGTCTTCGTGCCGAGCGACGTTCTCAAATCTTTCAGGAGGAACTTCTTCGGGATGATCCCTCGCTGGTACGCAAGAGCCGAATCTGCGGTCACGTCAGGGAACACAGCATCACGGTTCTTCTTCCCAGCCATCTGCGAGTTGATCGCATCCGCCAATTTCTGGTCACGGATTTTGATCAGGTTCCGCTTTCCTGATTTGCCGATGAAGTCAAGAGTGATCACCTTGCCTCGGACGGTCACATGGCGTGCTTGCAGGGTCGTTGCCCCGAACGCCTGCACCGACCCACCCGTGTCGCTCGTAGATCCGGGTCGGACGCCTGCTTTTCTGATCAGGCTCAACACCATTGCGTGCTGATCACCTCGGGCGACGTCACGCTCCAACCGAGTGTCAAGTTTCGCCATGTGCTTTTCAAGTTCCATGATTCGGTTGAACTTTTTGAGGCTGGCGGACTGCTTGTGTTCGGTGCTTTGCAAAACCTGTGGGCGACCTTTCGCATCTATGCCCATCACAGTTGTACCGTTGACACCCTTCGGACTTTTGGCGACAAGCACATCTGTCCAGCGTGTAGCCACACCGAGGCTTTTCGCTTCGTCGGGTGTGGCAGGTCGGAATCCTTCACGTTCTCTCAACGGGACGCCGTCTCGGAGTCGTCGCATCGCTTCTGGGTGGCTCATGCCGACTGGTCTCGCCCGATACTGCCCCTGTTGCTGGGGTGTCAACTGGTTGTATTCCCGTTTGGCGGTTCCGCCCGTGGGTGCGCCTGCGCCTTTCGTGCGTGCGCCTGCGGACGCACGGGGGGCGTTCCCGATTACCGCCCCACCGTTTGCGCCTTGCCAACGGATGTTGGCTGCGTAGCGAGACGCTTCGGAACGGGATCCGAATCGTGCCTTTTCCCAGCGTGACTTGGCAATCCGCACTTGTTCTTGCGACGACTTGGTGAGGGAGTGAAGCCCGTTTTCGGCTTCTTTGACAATCGCATCCCATGTGATGTTTCCGCAGGTGGCGTGCGGTCGTAACTGTTCAAGGATGAAGATCGTTGACGGGTTGGTCACGGTCGCACATTAGATGAATCAACTTTACTGGGGTTGTTTTATCGGTGTAGGTCTGGCATACTTGTGGTGGGACGGGAAGCCCCAGAAAGGAGGAAGCAATGACGACACAAGAATGGCACCAGCCGACTGAGTTGGAAAAAATTTGGAGCCTCGCCGCTCCTACCAGCGGTTATTGGGCTGGCACCTTGGCGTGGCGAGTTTACCGAGTTGTCCGAACGGGCGAACTGGTCGTTCGGTACTCGGCTCCGGGGGAGGTCGGTAAACGGCTGATCCCCGTGCGTGAGGCGGAAATCGGCTGGGTGTTTGACCCCTAACTTGACACGGGTTTAGTTTTCTGCAATACTTCTTGTAGAGGAAGGAGGACAGATGAGCAAGGAAGAATTCCGACACGAAGAACTCGCCTACGAGGAATGGGTCGGGCATCTGGAGGAGGAGGAGGTGAAGCAGGAACACGCCCTGAAGGTGGCGAGGCTGAAACGCCACGGTATTGACTACCGAGGCAAAGATTTCTCCTACAGCGACCTCAAGACGTGGGCGAGTCTGGTGACGAAGCCCGAGGTTCGCCTGCCGATCCAAAAGTGTGCGAAGTGCGAAAAGTTGGGTGTGGTCTTCCACGGCAGGTTCGTCAAGGCGGATCGGGAGAAAGCCCCCGACCGAACGATTCTCGCCCACCAAAAAGCGATGCGGACGTGGAGGTTCTACCCGAGCGAGGAACACACCTGCGAAAAGGATCCCCAGTACACCAGCCGACGAGAGGCTTGACAGGGGTTTAGCGATGTGGGAGACTTCTAGTGGAGGAAAGGGAAGCCTCCAGAAAGGGGAAGGGAAATGACGGAAATCCGAGAAGTCATCCCGGTGGAAGAAATCCAACAGGATTTTGAAACCCGTCGCAAGAACGAGACGATGCGGAGGTCGTACAAATACTTCTACGGCGAGCCGTGCTTCGTCTGCGGTCGGCTCGTCCGAGAAGACTCGGCGCAACGTCTCTGGTACGTCCATCTCCACACGATGGGCTACATCGTCCAAGCGGACGCCACGATTGACGATGATCACGATCAGGGCTGGTTTCCGCTTGGTCCCGAGTGCCACAAGGTGGTGCCGAAAGAATTCAAAGAGCGAGTCTTCAACCCAGACCGTATTGCGTTGATCGCTGATCGTCGTGAGGCGGTGCGAACGGCACAGGAGGAAGTGTGATGACCACCACGACCAGCAAAGGAGACACCGTGACCGCAGATGTTTTGGAAAAGATCCAAAAAGGAATCAAACACCACATCTTCATTGACACCAGCATGGGGGGTGATCTAGACCGCAACGAATATGCGACCATCGCTCAGGTTGCGATCAACATCGTCCACGAATTGGGACTTGCTAAAAACTGGACAGCCGATGACGCCTACTTGTTTCTTGCAGGATCTGACATTCCAACCGATGTATTGGATTGGCTCGTTGTCAACGAAGAGTACGGATGGACGATTTACTGATGGCTGATCTTGGAGGAGATGAGATGACCCGACAGATGCAAGGACTCCGAGTCCACAAGACCGAGAGAGGCGAGTGCGTTTACTGCGACAGGGAGCGCAAGCGACGCAACGATTTCCATCCATCGCATGAGCCGATGGGATCATGTCAGAGCGGTGGGCGCAACCACTGCACCTGCGACACCTGTTTTTGAGGAGGGACGATGACCAACGAATTTTTGGAACAGCAGTTTTTGGAGTCGGACGAGTTTCGTGACGCCTTGGAAATTTGGGAACGGGACGATGCGCCAGAGTTTCAGCCGATGAATGATTCGGCTGTGAACGTGTTCGTGCGGACGAGTCGGTACGCAGAGTTGTTGCGTGCCTACGTCGCCAATTGGGATCCCTCGCATGACAACGAAGAAAATTTCGGAATTTTCCATAATTGACTTGACTGGGGTTTAGGGATCTGCAATAATTCTGGTGGAGGCGGAGGAGCCTCCAGAAAGGGGAAGAAGATGACGGTTCGCTGGGAAGAGATTCGGGAGGAGGGTGCGATGGTCAACTGGGTCGGCTTCGGAGAGTCGGGCAACGAGATTGCGACGATCTCCACCAGATACACCCCCAAGGGGTTTGCGTGGGTGCTGAAGATCGGTGACTCTCACGTCCTCGGGTTCCGCCAGTTGGAGGAGGGGATGCCTCGGGGCGAGAAGACCTTGACCCCGTGGAAGCCTCGGGTGACGGGAACGGATCTTGCGACTCACCTGCTCGGTCAGGCAGACGAAGTGTTCGGCAAGAGCCGAAAGGCTCTGGAAGGGTTGGGTTGGTAATGCTCTGGAGGGCAAACAAGGAACAGATCATGGATCACCTGTTCGGCTCGGGTGCGTTCCGATACGACTGGTGGGTGGATCACTACGACTGGTTTGAGGATGAGATGATTGCCGAGTTAGAGGGGCGACGTCCGAGGGGCAAGATCTGGGTGGAGATCTGGGATCCCGGCACGGTCAAACCCTTCTACGAGCAGAAGACGATTCGGAAGGAGTTCACCATCTCCGACGTGAAGAAGGTGGTGGACGAGATCACGAAGCGAGACGACTATCTGGGCAGACTGATCAAGCGTGCGGTCACCGACGACGACTTTGACGCTAGAGACGCCGATTTGGTTCTCCAGTGGTTGGTGTTCGGTGAAGTGGTTTACGGCTGAAAAGGAAGGGGAAACAATGACCACGAAAAACAAAATCAGTCCCGACAGATCGGTGTTGGTGGATCTGAGCGATACGGATCTCACCCGATGCGACTTCGGTTTGTGTTGCCGAGCGAGCGTCGGTGTGACGTTCATGTTGTTCAACGAGTCCGCAGAAATCCGATCGTTTTGCGAAAGCCATCTCGGGTTGATGAAGAGCGGTTTGACCGACGATCATCCGACCGTGGCGGTTCGTTTCAAAAAGGAGGGGAAGTGAGCATCGTCCGACCGATTTCTGACGTCATTGACGTCTCCCGTCAACACGGAAACCATTTCTTTGATCCCGAGACGATCGCATGGTTCCGAAGCGAAATCGTGGACAAAGTGTTCGGGGTTTTCTTCGTGACTTCCGAACAGTTTGACGACGAAAGCCCACGACTGTTCACGATCCGCCGAATTGACTGGGAACACGGCACGATTTCCACGGTCGGGAACTTCCAGCAGTACGAAACTTTGGAAGAGGCGATGACCGAAGTGAAGCGTCTCGCACTTGACTGGTTGAACTTTCCCGAACCGTGATCGGGATCAAACCTCGTAGAACGACATATTGAACACGAATTCGTTCGTGGAGTTCCCGAGGTTTTCCATTTTCAACCCGTAACTTGTTGACGGTTTCAACGTCCAAGTCTCGGGGTGACCTGAGGTTCCACCAACTTTGTTCGCACCAGACGGCATACCGTGAATCAGCAAGGTTGTTCCACCCGAAACACTTGTCGGGTTTGAAAACAGTTGCGTGGTGGCGGTATCGGTGTAGTTCCGGTTCACGTTGCGTGACGTTATGGCGGTTGTTCCGTCCGTGATGGTCGGAGCCTCAACGACAGTGAACCTCATGTTCTCCGTCAACGACACCAATTCGTAGTGAACGACCGTCACCTTCTTGTTGTTTGTTTTCACCTGCGCCCAAGCGGTAGTACCAGCAGTAATCGTGGTGTTGAAGGACACATGGAAGATCCGACCTTGCAAAGCGAGGTCATAGGGTTCGTATCTCGCCCAAGCAGACATGGTTGCACTGTATCACAGTGCGACACAACTCAGATTGACGACAAATCCCACGGCGAAATCTGATCAATGACGATCGGTGCTATCGCATCACCCGAATGGGAGCCGGGGGGCTGATACAACGCCAACAAAATCGCTTCGGCACGGTCAGGTGAAACACCAGAACGACGTTTGATATCCCGTTTCGCCTCAATCACGATACGTCCAGCGGAATCCGCCGAATACATCGGGGACGACAACTGTGCCATCGTGCGCCGATCACACTCCAAACGCACCGCCTGAGCCTGCTCGTTCTGCGGATCGGGCATCAACAACTGCCTCGCATTCCACCACATCTCCGCACGCTGATTCTTGAACTTCCCTGAACCAGCCGAACGTGCGACATTCACCGAAATAATGTCCGAACGGTGCCTCCCCTCCTTCCGCCACTGTTGCAGAAGGCTCGCAACACCCCAACCCACACCGATACCGTCCACTTTTACGGTCACCCGATGCCGATGAGAACGCCCCAACGCAATCAACTCGGTTTCAAGGATCTTCTCCAAAATCACCCCAGCCACATCCACCGCTGAAGCGTTCGCCTGACCCGAAGACGTGTGAATCACCTTCACACGGAAGCCGTCCGCACGGGCAATCACCAGTTCGTCACCACCATCCGACGCAACGTCCACCCCCAAACGCAACTCATCGCCCTGCAACGGGGCATCGTTCTCCAACGACGCCTCCACCCACGACATAGGAATCACCTTGTTCGGAGCCGCCTTCGGAAAACGAGCCAAAACACGGGCAACCGAAAACGGAGAATCCTGCCCGAACTCATGGAACACATCATCAACCCACTCTTTGTCCACCAAATGGCTCGCAACATGATGAGGGGCAACCTCCACAGGACACGCCCGACACAAATCAGTCGCCTCACCCGTGAAATTCGGCGTATCAAACGCCGAAATCGGAATTACCTCAAAAAGAGGAGACTCGCACGCCCTCTCAAACCAAGAATCCTCAATATCCACCGCAGGGTTCCCGATCACCAGCAGACGAGTATGCCCACCAGTCATCAAAGCCTCCAAAGACTGCCCCAACTTGTTGGAAATACCGCCAGCCTCATCCACCACCACCAACAAATGCGGTGCGTGAACACCCTGAACCGCAGTTTCATCCCACGCAGGAGCCGAAAAGCCGTAACCAACAATGTCCGAGCCGATCTTCCACTCCACCTGAGACGTCTCACCGGGCAACTTATGTTTGGAATGCAACCTTCGCACCTGCACCCACAACAAGTTCCTCACCTGACGAAAAGTCGTCGCCGTCGTCACCACCTGAGCCGTCCCCGGAGGATGACACGAAATCCACCACGCAATCGCCCGAGCCGCTAAATGGGTCTTACCCGGGGCGTGGCACGCAGGAACAGCAACACGCTTATGATCCCGAACCGCCTCCAAAATCATCCTTTGCCGAGACCACAAAGTCTCCCCCAACCCCACCTCAACAAACCCCACAGGATCATCAACAAACCTCGCCCAAGGATTCCCAGCAAACCCATCCAACACCCGACCCAACCACAAACGCTCCTCAAACGACAACGCCTCAAACAAACGCTCCCGACCCGTCGCATCAAGGCTCAACACCCTCAAAACCAAATCATCCACAAATTTTCAGCCTTCCAAAACAAAAACGACGGGGGGGTTCACAAATCCTACGCCAACCCAAACTTCACACGACATATGCAGACCGGGGGTACTCCCGGGGGTGGGTGTCGCAATTTTGGGGCGCACAAATGTTCGGGGGTGCGTACGGGTGTTCGGTGTTGGTGGATTGTGCCTCTGAGCAGGGCTTTTGTTGTTGGGATGCCGATAACATCTGTTATGACATTGTCCCTGTTCAGGGGGGTTTATCCACAGGGTGTCTGCAAGGTTATGCAGGCTTTATGCACCCTTGTCCACAGGCTTGTCTCCGAGGATCGCCCGAACTTTCGCCTCCAGTGCGCTGGCGTCCACGTCAATCTGGACGGGTTCTCCGCCGTTGCCTGACACTTCCAGCGATTGTTTGCGTCCCCATCGGGCGTGTGCGGTTCGTTCCAAATACCATGCGGCCGCTTGCCATGTTCCTGCGTTGGCGGCTTGTTGGATGAGGGCGACGTTGCGTGCTTCGGCTTCGGCTCTTGCGCTTTCTACTGCCTCGTAGAATTGGCGATATTCGGGTTCGGCGTTTTCGTCTTTACCCTTGTTTAGCCAGCGGTGGAGTGTTGATTGGTCTACTCCTGCGTAGCGTGCGGCGGTTTCTAGGTAGTTGCCTGCTTTGATTGCGCCGATGATTTTGTCGTGGGTTTGTGGGGTGAGTTTGCTGGGTCGTCCTGCCATGTGGTGGATCCTACTTGTTGGTGGGTTGATGGGGGTTGTGTCGTGTTGGGCGTGATGTGCTGTACCCCACCCCAACGGTTGCCCAATCGTTGTCCCGACCTTTGTTTATTGACACGGCTCATGTCGTTGTGTGTGTTCGTCCTTGCGGATTCGTGCGTCCCCTCTTACTGCCGTCACCTAGCGTCGGTTGTACATGGGGGATCTACCCACCTCTCGGTGTGTCATCCTCTCACACTTGCAACAGTGTGGGGTCTGATGCCCACCTCTGTTGTGGGCTGTCGTTGTGGGTTGTGCGGATGATGTTACAGGCAGGGTGTGTGGATGTTGTGTCCACCCATCTTGCTGTATGGGGGTTAGTCCAACAGGTATGCCATGTCGGGGCAGATGTAGGTGATGGCTCCTGCTGTGACTGCGGTGAGGAACAGGCGTGTCAGTTCGTTGGATGCTGACTGGTTGACCATGCCCATGATCTCTTCGGGGGATGTTCCCTGACGCAGGTTGCCACAGATCAGATAGGCGGTGTCAATGACTGTGTCTGCTTGGAAGTCCCAGCCTTCCACCAGTCCCGTGGATTCTTGGATGGTTTCCACCATCATAATTTCGTCCAGACGGGTCGCCTCGTAGGGCTGTGAGGGTTGCGTGGTGTTGGGGGCTGTCGTGGGTGCCTCGGTGACAGGGGCTTCTGTGACACGGCTGATTTGGGGTGTTTCGCTGGGTGAGCATCCCCAGAATGAGATCCCGAGGATCATAGAAAAGATTGCGACGAGAGCGATTTTCTTCAACATTGTTTTTCCTCCGTTTGGTTTGGGTTGACGTTACCAAGGTTTGTGGGTGTTGCGAGGTTTTTCGCTACACCGTTATCGGATCATTGCGAGGGTGTTTGACCCAGCCGGTTGATGGCGGTAGAGTCGGGGGCTTGGAGGTGGAGGATCATGCGGTTCATTGAGTTATTCGCTGGAATCGGAGCATTTCGGCTCGGGCTAGAAAACACGGGTCACGAATGTGTTTGGGCGAACGAATGGCTGGAAAAGCCTCGCAGTATCTATGCACGAAACTTTGGTGAGGAGCCTGATGGAAGAGACATTGCAACTGTTCAACCCCGAGATCTCCCAGACGCAGATCTCCTTTGCGGAGGATTTCCTTGCGCCACTTTTAGCGTTGCTGGAAAGCGATCAGGATTTTCGTTGGACGACACCCGAGGCACTCTCGCTTTTGAGATGTTTCGGCTTGCTCGGGATAAAGGAATTCCGTACATCCTATTTGAGAACGTCGCAGGACTACTCAACCATGATTCAGGACGGACATTCCAAATTATCCTCGGTGTCTTGGATGCGATGGGGTATGACGCACAATGGGAATTACTTGACAGCCAACATTTCGGAGTCCCACAGCACCGAGAAAGGATCTTCCTTGTCGGAAATCTTAGAGGACACCCCCGACCCAAAGTATTTCCTCTCGGAGGAGCAAACCGAGAAAATGTTGGAGCGGACGAAGAACAAGAAATTGAAGTCGCCCAGTGGCGGAGAGGCTACTTCCGTCCATACCGATCAACTGGAGTTCCCACTCTGACAGCGAACATGGGGTTGGGAGGTCACAACGTGCCGTTCGTGACTGGTCGTCAACCTCGGGACGTGGACGTGTTCCCCACCTTGGACGGACATTATTGGAAAGGGATTCAAAACAATCAGGGTCGTGGGGCGGTCAAGTCCACGGATGGGACGATTCGCATCAGGAAGTTGACGCCGTTGGAATGCGAACGGTTGCAAGGTTTCCCTGACGGGTGGACAGAGTTTTATGCGGACGGACGACGGGTTTCGGACTCCGAACGCTACGAAAGGTGCGGTCGCACGATCACGATCCCCGTGGTTGAAGCAATAGGGAGGCGTTTACATGACTTCTGGTGAGTTTTCGTTTGACACGATCCAAAACTTTGATCGGCACATCCGAAATTCCATCCCAAATTACGATCTGCTGTTTGAAGCGGTCGTATCGCTCTCCCAGTTCTTCAGCAATCGGGAAGCCCCGATCCTTGACATAGGGTGTTCAACAGGGGAAATGCTCTTGGCGATGCCTCACAAGGGGGTGAAGGTCGGTTTGGATCCGTCCACGAATCTGCTCCCACAATCGCATGAGCGACGGATTCACTTCCTCAACGAGGACGTGCGCTCGTTTGACTTCAAGACATACGACCCGTTTTGTTTCATCACGTCCATTTTCACGATGCAGTTCATCCCCAAAGTGAACCGCCAGCACCTGTTGAATCGCATCTACCAGTCGTTGCAGGTTGGTGGGGCGTTCGTGTGGGCAGAAAAGGTGGTGTGTGAGTCGGGTACGGATCAGGATCTGATGACGTTCGCACACTACGACTTCAAGCGGAAAGCGTTCTCAGCGAACGAGATCCTTGCCAAGGAAGAGGATTTGCGGAGCCTCATGCACTGCAACACCAGCGACGAGAACTGTCGCATGGCGTATCAGGCTGGGTTTGAGGACAATGCGCTGGTGTGGAAGTTTTTCAACTTTGAGTGCCGACTCTTCAGGAAGTAGCACGCACCGCCATGACCTGCCATTGGTCTAACTGACGATGAGCCTCGTTGAGGGCAGTTTGCAGTCGTTCAATCTCATCGGCGGCTTGTTTGTCTGTTTCGCAACGGTCGCAATCATGCCTTATGCCTGAACATTCACACGATGCGTATTCAAACCGTAGTCGGGTCACGACGTCGTCAGCCACCTCGCACCGCTTTTTCGTAGGCTGACACTGCGACTCTCATCAGATTGGCGAATCGTTGCGAGGTCAAAATGTCGCTGACTTGCGGTTCAGGGTCGTTCGGGTCAAAGGTTGATCTTCCCGAAGGCTTCCAGCCTGTGGGGTTGAGCGTGTGTTGCCACGAATCACCCATGTATTCGCCAGAATTTGAGTCGTGATCTGGGTGGCGTTCCAGCCATGCTTCACGAAGTCTTTGGCGGTTGGTGAGATCGTCCAGATAGGAGCGAATGTCGGCGTAAGCGGATCCGCTGTCGTTGGCGGTTTGTGCCATTTCTTTGGGTAGTTCTGCGGTTTTGCGGAGGGCGTCGTTTTCTGTCTCCAGTATTTGGATCCGAAGAATTGCATCACGCACTTCGTCTTTGTTGGCGCACCCGTCAAGGTTGTTGACGCTGTGAATCAATCGCATTTTGATCGTGTCGGGGTTCGGTTCGGAAAAGGGTTCACGGAACATGGCTCTCCTGAGCGTTTGCGCTTATATTCCCTGCGTACGACCCTGATTCAGTCCGCTCATGGTGTTGCCTGCGAACCGCTTTTTGGCGACGGGGAGGTTGTTTTGGACGATTCCGATTCGGGTTGTGGGGGCGGTGATGGCGATCAGGTCGGAATCTGCCTGATCCCAGTAGCCAGCCTCTTGGAGTGCAATCGCATCGGGGAACACGTCGGCGTGCCGATGGCTGTCACGGTCAATGAGGTGGTCTTGTTTGCCACCGAAAGAGAAGATGAATCGCAGGTTGAGGGCGTCCAAGGCTTTTTCGGTTGCCCAAAAGTCCTGCACCATGCCCACTTCTTTGGTGTAGGCGTAGAACAGGACGTCTTCGTGTTCTATGGCGATATCAGCCCATCGCATTAGGTAGTCCCATGAGAAGAAGTCGCCTGCGTCGTGGATCCGTACCGCTTTTCCGCCTGCATGGATCCAGCCTGAGAGCCATGTGTCGTATTCGCTGTGGGCGAGGTCGTGGGGTTTTCCTGATGGACGGAACTTTTTGGCGTGCAGTTCCACAGTCATTCGCATCTGCCATGTGTCGGGTTCGTTGAGCAAGAACTCCAGATTGGCGAGGTGAGACTGTTTGACGGTCGGGAACTGGTAGGTGCCGAACTTCGCATAGCAGACTCGTCCGCACGCTCCAGCGTTCGGGCAGGTGTTGAACCTTTCCCCGTTTGTCAGCGTGACGACGTGGGCTGGGATTGACCAGTTGAATACGCCGATCTTTCGTAGTTCGGCGTTCTGGCGTAACAGGGTTTTGTGGGTGGTCATCCTCGCTCCACGGTGACGATGGACAGTTTCATCCGACGACTGACCTCGCTCCAACGGTCGGAAGAGTGCATCGCATGGTGCAACGCCCACTTTGCCGACCATCGGAAAAGGTGTGTTGAGATCACAATCATGTTGCCCGAGATCGGGTCGTTCCCGACAAGGACGTGCTTACGTCTGATTTTCAAGTCGTTTCCTCATGTTTCTGATGTTCTTGTCTGCGGTGTTCGCCTCTCGGCAACGATCGCATGGCGTTTCTTTGGCTCGGAGATGACGTCGGTATGCTCGGACGGTTCCGCACGGCACGAAATCCAAGACGACGGGTTTCTGGCGTCGCATAAGCATTCGTGTTTTGTGGCTGACCCCTCCCCATACACCGCAGGTGTCTTGGTGTGCTGGTAGGGATAGAGCGTACTGCAAGCATTGTTCTTTGACGGGGCAAGCCTCCTCCCCTACGACGATGCCTTTCTTTCGTCCTGATAGGACTTTGACTTGGGTGCCGTTGCAGATGGACAGGGCTTGTCGCTGGCTGACGACTTCGCCTCGTTCAGGGAAAAACAGGTTGGGGTCTAAACCCCGACAGGAAGCCTGATCCATCCAAGAGGTGTCGGCTTTTTCAATCGCATACGGTTCTTCCATCATTTCCTCCAAACTGATGGGCTGTGGTTTTCTTCTACTTCGCCTCGTTCTGTTTCGTCTGCGAACATTCGCACGACCCAGATGCAGAGGTCTTCGTCGGTTTCGTCTTCTGTGGCGGACGTCGGTAGTCCGTCGTGTGTCGCACAGATCTCTGCGCCACAAAAGCCCTGCTCATAGCCGTAACGCAACCATTCGTCTCGGGTCATTTGATTCCCCGAACGCTTTGGATCACCCCGTTGATTGCGTCTTCCAGTTGCAGTCGGTTTTCCATTTCTAATTCGTGTGCCGTCTGCTTGTACAGGTACTCGGTGGCGAGGAGGAGTTCTCGGACGTTGTTGATCAGTTGCCTGAACTCGGGGATGCGACTTGGGCAGGTGTCATCGCATCGGGACGACTGGTCGGTTTCACAGAACGGGCATAGCCATTCGGTTGTCTTTGGACCGTTTGAAGCGTCCTTGTACTCAAACATTTCAACCCCTCTTCCTAATTGGTTGAGTGGAGTGTAGCCCATGCGGTCTCGGAATACACGACTTCGTAGCGTTTTGTGTAGCCGAAATCTGGCGAATGGAATCGTTGGGCGTGTCGGTAGCCGAGGGAGTTGAGGTAATGCTCCCAGTACACCCATCGTTGTTTGGCGAAGAGCAGATGCGGAATGTCGGCTTTGCGATCCACCCAACGCCGAGGGAAGCCAACCGAATCGCATACGGGGTACGGGGTGGGGGCGTAGTGGTTGGCGATAGCGGTGACCACGACTGGGACGTTCGGAGCCTTCTCCGCACAAACAGCGATCTGTGCGGTCGGGAACCCAAACGCATCCAGATCAATGAGGTCAATGTCGGAAAAGTCCAGCGTAGGAAGCACTTTCATGTTGTCGCCTACGATTGCTTCTGGCTCGGCTGCAGACTTTCGCTTCTCAATCGCCAATCGCATGATGGTCACCTCGGGAACCATCTCCTCCACCCGATGCCAAACCGCTCCAGATCCTGCGTAAGCGTCAACGACAGTGATCTGAGGCTTTCGCATCAGCCTGACTGTTTCAGCCCTCAGCCAAGCCTTCTCCTCCAGATGGCTGTTCTCCTCCTTCACCGACGATCCCCTGAAGAACGGGCGTGTCTTTCGGACTGTCTTGGGCGTGTTCAAATTCCACCTCGGGATGTTCTAGGCGCAGTTGGTTGAGGGTGCTTGCAATCGCATTGTGGCTCGTCAACGGTCCTGCGACGAGGAAGAACGTACGTTCGTAAGGCAAGAGGTCAAACTGGTCAACTGTGGGGGCTGGACCAGCCTGAACTTCCTGCAACAGTTTGTCCACCTCGGTCGCATCCCATGCCGTGCCAATCAAACCGCCGTCACCCATCACTTCTTGGAGCAGGTCTGCGAGAGCGTCTTTCTCGTAGCCTCCACGATCCGAGGTTTTGTTGTCTGCGAGCATGATCCGACGTGCTTGACGGTCGTCGCATTCCACGAAGACGACGGGGACGGTTGTCATGCCGATCTCAACGGCTGCCTTGTACCGATGGTTGCCAGCGAGGATGTAGTTCGTGGATCTTTGCACGATCAACGGGGTGTAGAACCCGTTCGCACGGATTGATTCAACGATCCGTTCCACGTTGCCTTTGCGAGCGTTTTTGGGGTGGCAAGCAATCGCATCCACCGCCGTTTCCTCCACAATCATGTCGCCATAATAGCGAATGGGCGACGCACGAAGCGTCGCCCACTCGGGAACAACAGACCGGAGGAGAGCCGTGTTCCTAGTTCGGTGACCGAGGGGGAAGAAGTCACCGAAGTATCTGGCATGGTACTACGGTCGCATTCGGGCTTCAACCCAACGGTTCCACGCAATCCAGCCTTCGGATTCAAGGGAATGTGAGAATCGTGGTGTTTCATCCACGACAACTTCCCAACGCCTGTTTAGTTTGTCTCGGGTCTTGCGGAGGACAACGCCGTCATGCTCGGCAACCTTCAACCATTCAGTGATCGGAGAGGGAACGTCTCGGGTCGGCATCGCATCGGTAGACCGTAGCCGTTCCTGTTCGGTTGTTCCTCCCCACACCCCACGCTCGTCGTTGTGGATAGCCCACGCAAGACAGGGTTCTTTGATCGGACACTTGTCGCATATTGACTTTGCGACTTTGATCCGAAGATCTCGTTCGGAAGACGATTCGTGTTCGGCTCCGAAGAAGAGTTCAGTGGGAACTTTCTCGGACTGACATAAAGCGTCCCTGAAGTCAGGCAACATACAGGTGGAACATACCGACCCGTGCCATAAGGTGGACGAAGTCTTTTGATCGTCGTGGGATTGTGATCTGTTCGCCTGTCAACACCCGATGCCGTTGCACTAAAGCAGACTTCACCTCTTTGACGTTCATTGGTGGATGTTGCATCCGACCGACTTCTCGCAAGAGTCGTCGTGCTGTCGGTGCTGTCGTCCAATGTCCGTCTCCCCAGATGATCAGCCAACGATCCCGAACTTCTTGTCCATCAACGTCAACAGTGACGAACCATTGTTTTGACGTCTCGGTGCCACGATGGGATGGATGCTTTCCACCGCTTCTATCCGTCCGTTGTTCACGGTAACCATTGTCCATTCGGGAACCTCCATTACGAAATCTGCTTTCAACCCCACGCACTTCATGGCGTCTTCCAATGCTGGGAGTTCGCTTGCCCAGAGTACCGAACCAGTGGGCGTTTGTGCGATCCACAACGGTCGTTGCACCGTTCTGGCTAGGCGGATGATCGTCGGGTCAGCGGTGTCCACCGCCGCCAGTGCGATTGACCCGTTCAGTTGGCGCAGGTCTTCTTTCAGAAATGCGTCCCGACCCATCAGGTGGAAGATCACTTGTGAGTCCACTTCGCCCACCCACGGGAATCCGTTTCGGCGCATGACTTCCGAATAGTTGGAGATCATGCCGTTGTGCGTTCCGATGACTGACCCACCCGATTCGGAGGGGACAACGATCGGATGGTTGTTGTCGTTGTCTTCGGGATCACCAGTGGTGGCGTACCGAACGTGGAGCAAAGCACGCCGACAGTGTTTCGGCATTTGTGCGATATGTTCTCCGAACTTTCGTGCAGGCAACGGAGCCTTGTCGTACCACCACATCAGACCATCGGGCGTTGTTTCCGTCCACGCCATTCCCGTTGCGTGCCGACCCCGATGTTCAATGTTGATCAACAACATTCCTGCGAGGACTCGGGAGTTGATGTTCGTTGCATCTTCTTTTGTCAAACTGAATCCTGCGATTCCGCACATTTCGTTTCCTCCTTAGTGGCTGTATTGGGCGACTCGGGCGTCCAGCACTTCGCCCGTCTTCTTCGGTAGGTACTTCTCTTGGATCAGGTAGTCCCAGAGTCTGTCGGTGGTGTAGAGACCATGGGTGCCGTCCACACTCGCATCCACCAGACCGAGGAGGAACTGGATCCACGCTTCCGCTTTTTTGAAGTTCAGCGTTCCCGAGTGCATCCGAAATTCCACGGTGCCGATTCGTCGGTAGGGACTCAGGTTCAGACCCGTGTACTTGTCCCAAGTGCCGTGACCGTCCAAGAAGTTTTTGGCGATCCGTCGCACGTCATCGGGACTCCGTCGGTAGAAGTGTTCCGCCCACTTCTTGCAGTAGTGGTTCCGACGCCGACCCCGAGGCAGGAGAGCGTAGATTCGCTCTTCGTGAACCGAGTACGCCGTGACCAGTCTGGCGAGCGAGTCTTGGTCCAAGTCTCTCGCACCGATGTGGACGTGGAAACCGCATCGGGCGTTGACACTGGCACCAGCGTCTCGGAGAGTTGCCAGCACCAGTTTCAGAGTCTCCAGACCAGCCTGACCAGTCAGGACTGGCGAGACCACTTCGCCGGTGGTGGAGTCCAGACCGTGACCCGAGCCGTTGAGCGAGCCGTCATGCTCAATCTTCCACTTGTCGTAGCCGACCGCCCGACCGCATCGCAAGCAGGACTGCCCGTGGTAGCCAGTGACGTGGACGTGTTCACCGAGCGCCGCTTCCAGTCTCTCAGCCACCACCCCCTTGGTCACCGGACGTACCGAGTGGTACTCAATCTCCGCACCGAACGTGCGCTTGCTCAGGGTCTTGCCCCGATCCAGCACGTCTTGGCGACGGGTTCGGTGAGCCTTACGAGCCGAGGCACCCATGTCGCCACGGTAGACCCGACCGTCTCGCAGGACTCTCGTCATCTTCTTCCTCCTCTCTGGAGGGCTTCCCTTCCCTCCACCAAGATTATTGCAGAAAACTAAACCCGTGTCAAGTCATAGTTCAGAAGAGGTCAAAATCTTCCCAGACCTTTTGGTCAATGCGATAGGCGTCGGGCGTCCAAAAGTCGTCGTATGACCGCTTCACGTCGGGGTGTCGCAACGGCATGATGATGAACGTGCCGTGGAACCCGTTTTCCACCTGCTTGTCGCACCATTCTTTTGCTTTGCTGTAACCGTCAAACTGACCGTAAAAACGATCCGATCCGTCTGGGTGCCGTAGCACCACTACGCACTTGACCATGTCCCACTGACTCTCCGTCAGCCGAGAAAATCCGTGTACAAATCCCATGTTCCCTCCTCAGACTGCGAACGACTCTCGGTTGGTCATATCGGGACCAACGTGGATGATTTGATTTTCCCGAGCGAGCCGACGAAAAGTGATCGGGGCGATTCGGTAGTAGAGCGACAGCGACCATGCTCGGGCGTCAGGTTCGTCTGAGCCAATCATCTCTGGTCCTACCGTGTATTGCAGGTGATGACGAAATTCGTGGAGCAACGTGATGATGCTCGGCTTCTTCATCACGATCTTCTTTTGGTTGATCATGTAGTAGTCGCTGTTGCCGTTCGGTTGAAACGCAACGATCGGAGCGTGATAGATCTCCGTGACAGCATCCAACCATGCACGGCTGGCTTCCCACTTCTCATCATCGGTTTTGGTTGACCATCCCCGATAGAGAGTTTTCGTCGCTTGAATGGTTCGTGGATTGAACCGATTGAAACGCTTGTGATACGGCTTGCTCATCTGTCCTCCTTTGCGTGCTTCCCTGCACGACTGCGAGTGTACCGACGTTTAGTGTCGGCGTCAACTCAGAAAGGTTCTTCAGCGAAAGTTTCTTTGGGCTGAGGCTCCGAGGTCTTCGCATTGCGACCCGACTTACGAATCGCCACACCAACCTCTTCCGCAACAATCTCTGTGATGCTTCGCTTCTGACCGTCCTTGGTCTCATACTCACGGACGTTCAAACGACCCGAGACCATGACCTTGGCACCCTTGTCAACTTCCTGCTCCACACCCTCAGCGAGTTCACCGAAACAGACGACCGACACGAACGTGGCTTCTTGCTTCCATTCGCCGTTCTGCTGATAGCGACGGTTGACGCCGATTCGCATCGTCGCCTGAGCGTGACCCGACGTGGTGTAACGCAACTCGGGCTTCGCCACGACGTTCCCTGCAACATTGATGGTGTTCATGCCTGCTCCTCCTCGGGGTGCTTCCGCAGATCGGCATACAAAGCCTGATCCGACACGCCAGCGTGCTGGGCGATCTTGCGATACGGGACACGATGTTCACGCAACTGGCGAACGACCCGACGTCGCTGAGTGTTCAAATCTTTGATCGCTTCCTGATGATCTCTCATCTGCGATGTGATCAACCCGACTTGGCGGAGCAAATCCTCCTCCTTCTCCAGTCGCATTGACGTGATGTTGACTGTTCCAAATTCCACAAGTCCTCCTTCGTTGTGGGGTTTACTTTAGCGTGATTGTGAACTTCCTGCACGCACCAATGACGAGATAATCCACAAAAGTTCCCGTTCTTCTTCCTGACCTTTCGGCGTCGCACGGTTCAGGAACTTCAAAATGGTGGAAATCTGCTCTCGGGTCATAGGACTAGCGATTCTGTCAGATGGGTGCGAGGTTCGCTGACCAAGAACGGTTGCTCAAATGGGCTACAACTGGCAGTCGCATCGTTTGACCCGATCCACGCCGTCTTGCGTGACGTACACCCAACCAGAACGACACTCACCGCAGAAAGGCTTCTCCTCCACCACAGGGGCGACCGCAGGCACAACAACCGCTTCATCCTCCCAACGACCTTGCCTCAGCCACGTCGCAGGATACGGGATGAACTGAGTCTCCCGATTCTCGGCTCGGAGCGAACGAACGCCAGCAAGGATTTGCTCTGACGTCGGCGCACCCTTGGATCGCATCAGACGCCCATAAACAGCCTCAGCCTCACGCTTACCGACCTTGCGAGGATATGCACCCCAAAACTCTGTGAACCACGACCGCAGGTCGTCGGATGAGGGTTTGTTTATGGATGGTTCTAAGGATGGATTGGGTGACATGGGTGTCACCCCGTGAACCGGTTCAATGTCACCCCGTGACGCCTCAAATGTCACCCCGTCCGCCTCTCGGGGTGACGTCGGTGTCACCCCGATAATGGTGTAACGGTTGGGACGACGATCCGAACGAACATCAACACCACCACCCCGTTGGAAGTCAATCCGAATCAGGTTGCGTCGCATCAGATCAGACAGAATCCTCTGCACTTGACGCTCCGACAGAGACGCTCTTCGGGCTATACGAGCGATACCGGGATAAGCATTCGCCCCAGTGTCATCAGCATGATCAGCGATGATCAGCAACACCAGTTTTTCGTTGGCAGGAAGATCCCACTCCCACACCAACGACATGATGCGGATGCTCATCCCTGTACTGCGATGAGTTCCTTCAGGGCGACAATCACCTGAGCGATCTCAGGTGCCGACATATCGGTGGCTCCAGCCACTTCACGCCCAAGGATGATGGAGCAGTAATCTCGGATTTCATCCTTGCTGTGAATGTCCGCCTTTTGCGCCAGTTCAACCAACTGTTGAATGGTCGCATCGGACACCGTTCCACCCTCGTTGGGCGTCGGGGCAGGCTTCTTCGCTGGAGCCTTCGTCTTCGCCACGGGTGGCGTCGGCTCTGCCGTCTGACGGTTCCGCACTTCTTCTGCCGAAGCGATACCACGCTTGGTGTCAGCGGCGAGGACGGCAACGATCGCACGACCCCACGCCGAGGTCTCACACACCATCAACTCCGAGTCACGTTGAAACGAGGTGCGTCCGGGGAAAGGCTCCCACGCCATGCCGATGCCCGGGCGGATATCGTCGGGCGAACGATACGCCACCGCCGCATAAACGATGAACGTCTTGTCTCCAACCGTCACGATTTCGTACGGCTTTTCAAGGTTCAAAGGTTGAAGCGATCCCTCGGGATACTTCTGTCGGAAGATGCTGATCCTCTCAGCAACATCCACATAGTCACGCATCATGTCTGCCATTGCATTCCCTCCTCAGTGGTTTTGGCACACTCTACACAAGGGTTGACGGGTAGTTGCAACTTTCAGAAAATTTGCTGACTAAAAGCCGATCATTCTCACGATCATTTGCCCTTCAAACGAGCGTTGAGTTCGGCTTTGATTGCCTTCCCTTGGGTGCCATAGAACTTCAGGTTGCTCATCGCATAAGCAACGACACTTCTTCCGCTGTCCTGATAGTACCGATCGTTGATGTTCGTCAAAGCACCCATTGCTTCCACATAGGGGCGAGCAGATTCAGGCATTTTCTTGCCTGAGTTGCGGTACATACGACGGATCTCGGCTGGCATATCGCCGAGCATCATGTCTTTCAAATATGCCTTGTATTCGGGCGTATCAAATTTCGGATCCTTGGAATCGTTTGGTCCACGGAAATCCGAGGTTGTTGGAGCAGACGCAGGAGTAGGTGCGGACGAGGGGGCATTCGCAGGCATTGCTCCACCAGCACGGGCTTTCGCCTCAGCATCAGCCTTGGCTTGCGTCAAACCACCCGAGTTGGAACCCCTCCATCGCATATTGGCTGCGTAACGACCAGCCTCCGAACGAGAACCAAACTTCGCCTTTTCAAGCACCGTCTGACTGGTTCGGGAAGCCTTCTCCACCGATCCAGCGAGCAACACATCCGCCTTCACCTGTTCCCACTCGTCGGGGGTGCAAAAGCGAAGAGCCTCAGGCTCCAAGAAACTCAACACGTCAGCAAGATTCTGATTCATGGTCGCATAATAGCGACAATTACTCAACCTCGGTTGGGTCGTTCTGGGAGGCAGGTTCACCCAGTTCTCCGCACACTGGACAATGCCGATTCGCCCCCAAATCCAGCCCACAATCAGGGCAGTACCACTCACGCAAGGTCAGTCACCTTGGTAACCATCCCCTTGGGGATCACAATGACACCACAGCAACTTTCGCCATCTTCGTCATAGGTATGTGCAATCGCATAACCCCAGTCGGTTTCTTGCACGATGAACCCGACGCTGACCATCGGGCGAGTCTCCAACGGCTCTAGCGGAAGATCCATCCATTCGTCGGGGAGGCTGAAAGCGTCATCCCAATTGATCTTGACCAGTCGCATATCGCTTTCCTCGCCAAACTGCCGAACCACCGATGATTTGAACGACCTCAATGCTGTAAAAGCCATCTTCGCCCTCTTCAACGACTGCCATACCTTGTTGCCATGCTTCCCATCTGACCAGCGGTACACCCTTGTCGTCAACGCTACTACGGGTGGAAGGAACCGCCCCATCAATCCGACAGAGACAACCCGGTGATAGTGCCACCACGGTTTCGGGCTGACCAGCGTATTCGTAGGTCATGCAATGGTGGGCGAGGCGGTGGATATGCCCCTGAATGAAGGATTGACGCTCCTCCTTGGCGACCTTAGCGATATCCAGTTTCTCGCCGTGAATCGCATACAGGGGGGTTTGCCCTGCCCCTCCAGAGGCGATTTGGATCCGCCCTGCTGGGTATCCGGGAACGTACTCCACCCCGAGGTCATCCAATCGCATCAGGAACGACATGGACAAGACGGGCATCTCGTCGGGACATTCGGCACGTCGGAGACGCAGAGCCGCCATAGCGTTTTTGGCGATGGACTTGCCGAGCCGATCATCGTGGTTACCAGCGAGTAACTTGATTTCGGCGTTGGGGGCGATGGCTCTTTGTTGTGCCAAGAAGCGATGACCACGGTCAATGGCAGGCTGAGTCGTCAACACGAACTCGGGCAACACCAAAAACTTGGACGACCACTCAGGTAGGTCAATGAAGTCGCCAAGGTTGACAATCGCATCGGGGCGTGCGTCCCGAGTGATTTGAAGCGCAAGGTTCATGGCGACCTCATCGTGCATCGGGATCAGTTCACCAGAATCCAAACGTCGGAACCCGATCTGAGGGTCGGGCAGGATCACCGTTGTCTTCGTCGCCTTTGCAGTCGCATTGCTCTTGACGGGCTTGACGATTGTCGGTGCCGCTTGGCGAACGAAGTCCCATTCTGGTCCCGTCTCCCACTTTGGGGACAACACGATGCCGTGCATATCCACCGTGTGGGCTTCGCCGTTCTCGTCCTTGTAAAAGCCCTGATAGACATTGATTCGGTTGACGCCACCAATGTCGTCGGGGTCAATGCCCGATCGTTCTAGAAGGGATGCGAGCGCACCGAGTTTGTCTCGCATGGATCTCGGCGGATTGTTGAGGGAGTCGGTCAGTTCAGACACAGGAGCAGGATCCTTTGACGTGGCGAGTTACCGAGGCAGGAGAGATTTCGTGACCGTTATCGCTCAAAGTTTGGGCAACCCACGCAACGGTGTAATCGCATCGGGTGCCGTTCTTACGGGCATCGGTCATCTGGTTCAAAATGCCTGACAAAACTGACCACTCATCGGGGCTGACGACGGTGGCTAAAGCCCTCACCGCACACGGATACTCTCGTCTCGGTGGCTGACCCAAAGAATCCAACAAGTTGCTCATAAATCCTCCTTGCGAAGCACCTTACCTAATTTGGTGCATCGCATGACGGCATTCAGTCGGAATGAACGTCTTTGTCGGTCATGTGAGTCCACAGACGGTCGTCAACACGGTCAATCTTCGTGTCTAAACGGTCTACTTTCCCCTCTACACGCTTCAAAATCCTCATGTTTTCGCCGTGTTGTTCGGTGTTTCTGCGATCAAACCGTGCGAGGAGCCACATGAGTGGTCCGCCGATGACAGCGACAACGATCGGAACCCAAATCGCATCCACGGGTCATCCAGCAAAAGCCTTGGCAATCTCCGACAGGATCTCGGTCTC